AAATTGGTGGTTGGGAACAAATTACTTCTTCTACTTTAGTTGGAGCTGCGAGAGATCAACTAGTTTGGGCTGATTTAGATGGTAGAAGATACGCAGCCATAGGTACTAACAAGGCCCTAATTATTTATTTTGAAGGTGCATTCTATGATGTCTCACCATTAGATGTTGCAATCACTGGAGCAACTTTTACGACAGCTAACACTAGTCCAACTATAACAGTAAACAAAATTGCTCATGGTTTATCTGCAGGAGATTTGTTTACATTTACCTCAGTTACGCCTCCAGTAGGGGCTGGTTATTCTGCTGCAGATTTTACTACAAATACTTTTGAAGTTATAACGGTACCAAGTCAAGATACATTTACTATAACTATGGCATCTAATGCTGGAACAACCGTTGCAGCTAGTGGTTCAGCTGTAATAAATCCTTACGTAAAAGTAGGTCCTTTAAATCAAACTTCTGGTTTTGGTTATGGTACTTCTGGGTGGGGTGGATCGTCAGGGGTAATATCAACATTGAATGGTTTATTACAAGACGACACTGCTGGAACTGGAGGATCAGGAACTTCGATTACACTATCCTCAGTAGTTGGTTTTCCTACATCAGGAACAATTAAGGTTGGAACTGAATTTATTTCTTACACTGGTATTTCAACAAACGATCTTACTGGAATAACAAGAGCAGTAGCAGGCACAAGAACAGCTCATGCAAGTGGAGCCTCTGTTGAAGTTTACCTTGGATGGGGGTCAGCATCATTGACTGGTGGAGTAACTTTAGAATCTGCATCATGGTCATTAGATCACTTTGGTTCAAAATTAATTGCAACAATAAAAGACGGGCAAACATTTGAGTGGGATACTATTAGCTCTTCTGCTGCAGCTTTGACTACAAGAGCAACAGTTATTAGTGGGGCTCCAACTAAATCTGTTATGTCAATTGTTTCTGAAAGAGACAGACATTTAGTAATTCTTGGAACAGAAACTACAATCGGCACTTCAAGCACACAAGATAAAATGTTTATTAGATTTTCAGATCAAGAAGATATATCTGATTATTCTCCAACTTCAGTAAATACTGCTGGTACATTTAGAATAGATTCAGGAACAAAAATTATGGGAGCCGTAAGAGGTAAAGATTACATATTAATTCTCACTGATACATCTGCATATGTTATGCAATTTGTTGGTCCTCCATTTACTTTTTCAGTCAGACAAGTTGGCTCAAACTGTGGGGCTATAGGACAACATGCTATTAAGTATGCAAATGGAGCTGTTTACTGGATGGGTCAAGCTGGTGGCTTTTTTGTTTATGATGGTACAGTAAAATCTTTACCATGTTTAGTTGAAGATTTTGTATTTACAAATAAGGGAGATAATCTTGGTTTAAGTTATGCAAATGGCGAACAAATTTATGCAGGATCAAACCATCTATACGAAGAAATCAGTTGGTTCTACCCTAAAGATGGTTCAACATTAATCGATAGAGTTGTTACTTATAATTATTCAGGACAAACTTGGACTACTGGTTCATTGTCAAGGACTACTTGGTTTGATGCAACATTATATGATAACCCCTATGCAACTGAATATGGAGCAACTGGAACTCCAACATTTCCTACTATCCAAGGTGTAACAAATCAAAACGGTGCATCAACTTATTATGCTCATGAAGTTGGTAATAATCAGGTAGATTCCGCTGGTAATAAAACAGCTATTCCGGCTTTTATTCAATCTGGTGATTTTGATTTGACTCAAGGAGGAGATGGTCAGTTGTTTATGAGTATGAGAAGATTTGTTCCTGATTTTAAATTAATTACAGGTAATGCACAAATCACTATTAACTTAAAAGACTTTCCATCAGATGTTTCCGTATCATCTCCTTTAGGTCCATTTACAATTGATAGCACAACTGGTAAAGTAGATACCCGTGCACGAACAAGGTTTGCAAGTTTAAAAATTGCAAATACATCTACAGACGAAGAATGGAGATACGGCACATTTAGAGCAGATATACAACCAGACGGAATGAGGGGATAATGGATCCAATAGAAGCACAAATACAAGCTCAATTACAATCAATTCAAAACAACCCCAACTTCTCTAGTTATCAACCATCTTTTAACGATGTTGGAATTGCACCACTTCAATCTTTAGGTATGTCAAATAATCTTGCACCTGAGCCTATTCCTGATCTATCAAGTATGGCTAAAGAAGTAGGAGTAAATATTATAAAAAATAAAGCAGCAGATCTTTTTGCAAAAAAGATAGGACTAGAAACATTACCACAAGGAAGTTTTTTTGGAGGCTCTATGCTTGCTAACGCAGCTGCTCCAGTAGCTTTGTTTTCTGGAATATCTGCAATTAAAAATAAAATAGCCAATAGAAACTTAAATGCTATGACAAGGGCAGCTGTAAATAGAGAATCTACAAACGAATTACAAAGACAGATTGATGCTGGCATGTATGGATCAAATACACCAACACCTCAAGATGCTGGAAGAACAAATTATGGTGGAGGAGGACGAGGTATGTCTTCAAACCAAAGCACTGGCACTTCAGCAGAAAGAGGGGCAGCTTTACATGGCTAGAGTAGACATAGTTATACCGGAACCTACAGTTGAATATTCCCAAGAAAACCAAAGACAGGTTTCTCAATCTTTACAAACATTGAAAGATAAGTTAAATACTTCTTACCAACAAGAATTAAAAAATGAACAAGATATGTTTAATTATTTTTTATCATGACAATACAATATAAAAACGCTGGAATAAATTTAACAACCACTGACACAACTTCTGTTTTAACGTCCCCTGCTGGAGCAAGATGCCTTGTTAAACAAATACAAATAGATAATTCTTCTGGTAGTCCTGTAGATCTTTCAGTACAAGTTACTGATAGTTCAGCTTCCTCTACTTTTGCAATCCATAGAAAAGCTATACCAGCAAACTCAACTGAAAACATAATTTCACAAACTTTAGTTTTAGAAGAAAGTGATATTTTAAAAATGACAGCGGGAACTGCTAATGAGATCCAAGGCATAATTAGTTATGCTCAGATTGATAGATCTCAAGAAAATGGTTAAACTTTTAGGCTTAAGACTTTGTGAGCACGATAGTAATATTTCTTACTTTGATGGTTCAAGTGTCCATTACTTAAAAACAGAAAGACTTTTTAAACAAAAACATCATGCGTATAATAATTTACACGAATGGCAACATGATATCAAAAATAAATTTAACATAGAATCAAAAGAAATAGATGAGATTGCAATTGTTGTAGATCCATGGATTTATGATTTACCTTTGGATAATGAAGAATTTTATCCAGCAATTAATTTTGAGCATTTACCAGTAAAAGGTAAAGTGTATCGAGTTAATCATCATCTTTGTCATGCTTTGAGTTGTTGGCCATTGTATAACACAAGACCTAAGTACGAAATAATAATTGATGGTTTTGGTGATGCTAATAATGCTTGGACTGTTATCATAGATAACAAAATATATAAAAGGGGTTACACAGATAAAAATGGTTCTTTAGGATTATCTATGGCTAATGTGGGTAAAGATTTTAAAATTAATTCACCAGGACAACAAGTTTATGATGTTGCGGGTAAGTTAATGGGTTTACAATCTTACGGAAATATATTGTCAGAATTTAAAAAGTGTTTGAATTATGATATTTATTCAATAGATAAGTTGTTTAGTTTTAATAATTACATAGAATATAAACAAGACCTTTTATTGGCAGAGATGCAACCTCTTGATTGGATTAGAACGGTACACGATAAAGTATCAGATATATTAATTAATTTTTTTGAAGAAGTAACTAACAAAGATTATGATGCAGTCATATCATATTCTGGAGGTGTTGCACAAAATGTAATATGGAACACTGCTCTCAAAAATAAATTTAACAATTTAATAATACCCCCTCATTGCAATGATGAAGGTCTTTCATTAGGAGCTCTAGAATATTTAAGAATTAAAAATAATTTACCTAAATTTAAATTCAATAACTTTCCATATGTCCAATCTGATGAGACACCGGACACCGAACCAAATGAGAGCACTATTGAACAAACAGCAGAATATTTAAAAGATGGTAAGATAGTTGCTTGGTACCAAGGAAAAGGTGAGATTGGGCCAAGGGCTTTAGGAAATAGATCGTTATTGATGAACCCACTTATAGCTAATGGTAAAAATATAATTAACAGAGTAAAAAAAAGAGAGGCTTACAGACCATTTGGAGCATCTATATTAAGAGAACATGTTAAAGATTATTTGAACACTGACATTGAAAATCCTTTTATGCTTTATGTTGGTAATATTAATCAAGATAATTTACAAAGTATTACACACATAGATAAAACTTGTAGGTTTCAAGGAGTGGATAAAAGTAATAAAATATATTATGAATTGATAAATAAATTTTATATGAAAACTGGATGCCCATTAATATTAAATACAAGTTTAAATATAAATGGAAAACCTATTATGTCTGATATAAAAGATGCTATGGATTATTTTAACAACTCTGAAATTGATGTATTAGTTATTGGTAATAATATATATAAAAAGTAATGGCTAGACAAAAATTTACACATTTCGTACCCAGAGACAAACCTAAGAAAAGGCCTCGAAGACATACAAAAAATTTGAATAAAAAAAAGAAGTTGCAACATAATAAAAAATACAATAGACAAGGAAGGAGACCATAATGAGTGATTTACCAAGAATACCTGCTGAAGCGAAAGAGATAGTCAAACACAAAAGGACTGGAAAAGTTTATGCTGACAAGGCTGAGTTTGATGCTGATGTTGCAAATCCAGATACTGATACAACTGCGGATGATTTTAGACAGGATCTAGAGATTAAAGTAACCAAAGTTTCAATAACAAGTAAAACTAAAAAATAATGAAACCTAGAGGTGCCACTGAGCTACAACATGAATTGTTGGAAAAATATGTTTCTAAAGATTTATTAAATAATTTTCAAATTTGCACATCTATACCAGGAAAAGTACCCTTAGATCCAAATAAAATAAATATTCTATGGCAAAAAAATTCCTACGATCAACCAAACCTACAAAAGTTTTTTAAAAATAAAGATAGGTTCAATGAGTATGATTGGTATGTATTCAATTCTCATTGGAACTATGAAAAATTTAGATACTTTTTTCAAATACCAGAAGATAAGTGTATTGTAATTAAAAATGGCACTGATCATTTTCCTCAAAGAAAAATATATAAACAAGGTGACCCTATAAGAATTATACATCATTGTACTCCTTGGAGAGGATTAAACGTTTTATT